ATGTAGATGAGGAAGGGGTATGTATTGATTGTTTAAAGAATGAGGTCAGAGAAGAACCTGACTGGACTGGTGGACCTATCCACCCTGATAGTAACTACATAGACTTTAAAGATTAAGGAGTTTTTATGACTAAATTATTTAGAGTAGGTGCATATATAACTCAGGATTTGTTTATAGAAATCGAAGCTGAGACTGAAGAAGAAGCCGTTAAATTAGTCCGAGAACAATTGGATGATGGGTCTATTGACGGAGGAGATTTTACTCAGATAGATGAATGGGGGGCAGGAGAATTTGAACTAGGTTCTTATGCATGGGAAAAATAATATTTACACTAGGAGTGTTGTATGAAAGATATAAGTTATATAGAAGTAGAAATGAAAAAGTCTTACGGGAATACTCTTTATTATCCTGTTTGTTCTAAAGCATTAATGTTTACTTCTTTAACAGGAACTAAAACATTAAATGCAGATATGCTAAAAACAATAGAATGTTTAGGGCATAGCGTAAAAGTTACAGTTGATATAAATAATAAAAAAGAGTTATTTGATATTTTATTTTTGTAATGGAGGAACAAAGAATGATAACCATAATAGAAGAGGAATTTCCTTTTGAAGAAATCAGGAAAGAGTCTGGGGACTATTTTGACAATATCAAAGAGATGAAAGACTTAGGTTTTACTGAGCATCAAATGTGGTCAGTTACTTATAGTGATAGTGATGATGGGTATGTATATACCTATGGACCAAGGGGTCATTGTGTAAATTTGTTGGGCTATGTAGCTACCCAAGAGAAACATGATGGTGATACTTATTATGATTGGCTGATAGAGTTAGTTGAAATAGATTAGGAGTAGTAACTATGAAAGAAGAAGACTTAGTAATGCTGAGTTTAGATACAGTTAGACAAGAGTTTGACAGGTTAGTTGATAGTGATTGGTTTATAACTCATGTTAATGAGCTTGTAGATAGAAGGCTTCAGGACGTTGTGAGAGCCTTTGAGCTAGGTATTGAGACAATAGAAAGGGAGAGCATAGATGATTAAGAAAACGCCTTATATCAGCTATGCTAAAGAGATAACAACTAACCAGCCTTTGTTGTGGCAAGAATATATAAACAAAGGGCTGCCTCAATTAATGCAAGATGAATTAGATTCTGCTCCTGAAGTAAGTGAAGGTGTCATTGCAGGAGTATTTCCAGGTACTAAACAAACTCCTTTAGATCTATTTGAAACAATCCTCAGAGACTATAGCTGTTTTGTTTTGGATCTATATGAAACAGCTAAAGAGCATGACCCTTCAGTGGGTCAGGATTACGGTAGAGAAGTTCGTTTAGTTAATATATCTACATTTATTAATAGTCCTTTTGACTAGAGTTCAAGCAAGCCAAAGACTCCTTGGGGTGTGAGAGGGCATCCTCAATGATAAACACTAAACTATTTGGCTTGTTTTTCATAAACTGGTTTAGTGTTATCCCTCTCATTTAATAAATAATGGGAGTTTCTATGGATAGTATTACTTTGTTAAAAGAATATTGGAAAGAATTCTTAAGTGAAAACAGTTCATATATGTATAGAAGTAAAATTCTGTATGTAGCTGAAGAGCTTGACTCAGACAATATGCGAGTTGAGTTTATAGAATCTGCAGAAGGTTATGAAATGGTATATAACTTTTTACAGAGAAAAAAACTAGTACCTAATTAGGAGAAGTGTATGACAATTATAAAGAATGCTGATTTAAGTCGGCTAGGATATTTTCATCAAGATGTTAAACAGGAGATGAAAGATTTATATTTTAATAATGATATTGAAAAAGATGCAATCTTTATTGATTATATTAGATTGTTTAGGAAAGAACCTGATATGCAGGAAGCAATAAAGAAATCTCCTCTTGTTTATAATTCGGATGTTAAAAACGGTTTAGTAAAAGTAATAAATGCATTAAGAACTAATGCTTTTAGATTTTGTAAAGAAATTACTGGACGTGACGATATAACTATTTCAGTAATAAGAGGCTTTACAGAAAACGAAGGTACTAAAGTACCTGGTATCTTCATTAAATTTAACCAAAAGTAAGGAGTTAATATGAGTTCTATTATTTTAGATTTCCCTGGTAAAACCACGACAATAGGAAGTAACGATCCTTTTCCTTCTGATTATGGTAAAGCTGATTTTGATATAGATAAAACAGCCTTAGCATATTATCTGAAAGAAGATGCAAGCACTCGTGTATGTTCAAAAGAAGTTATTTATCGTACTGATACAGGCGATGAACTAGGTGTTCATGGTAAACAATACTGTGATGACATTGAGCAACTCAACTATAAAACTATGATAGATAATCAAAGAGAGGTTATCAGAGGCTCTGGTTTAAATATGTTGGATGCAGAAGAGGTTATCTCAGTGGGTGATGGTGGGGGTAAGTGTTTTATTAAACATACATTGCCTCATGAAAACTTCACTACACCAGGGGGAGATACTGCTGCTTTAACTTTGTTAGGTGCTAGTTCTCTTAATGGTATATGGCCTTTGACATTATCTGTTGGAGCTAATCAAGGAGCTTGTCAAAACAATCAAATCTTTACTGCTAATGCTGCTATGTTGTACACAAGTAAACACAACAAACAGCTAGACATAGATAAAGGTTACAAGTTGATTGCTAAATCTATAGAGGTATTTAGTCAGGAAGTAGATCTCTGGCATAACTGGTCTAATATGGATATTAGTAATGCAGAAGCTTTCCTGATGTTTGCTAAAACTGCAAAGTGTAAATACGTTTTAGACTATGCCAAACAGTATGGTGTTGAAAGCATAGATCCTGTATCTCTTATGCTAGAGAAAAAGGTATATAGCAGTTCAGCATTAATACATATGTTTGAGGATAAATGGCTTAGACATTATAAGCGTGTTCTTGGTTCAAACTATTGGGCAGCTTATAACACTATTACAGATTGGGCATCTCATGGATTTCAGAGTGCAAGAGGTAGGAAAGTTTCTGCAGATAACCTTGTATTCTTAAACAGAGAACGGTCTAACCATGCCCGAAAAATAATCAAAGCAAACTTTAGTCTAGCAGCATAAGGATATTTATTATGACTGCAGTTTTTATGACTGAATGGGCTGAAGATAAACTCAAAGCTACCATTAAAGATAACTTACCAATTACTTTAGAGTTACTTGAAGAACTTGAAGTGTGGGAATATATCTTTTGGGTTGTTGCAATGAGACAAGTTAATGATGATATTAAAAATAAATTTTATCTTTATGTTCTTGAAAGAGACATCATCAAACTTTATAACTCTAAAGCCAAAACTGAAGAGATTACTTTTAGCACAATTGTAGAGTTTTTTCCAGACTTCCTGGAGAAATACTTCGCTAATAGTCTTTTCATGGTTTAACTTAAATAAACGCTTGACAGCTATAGATACTCATAAGTATTCTAAAGCACTAAGGGCGTTACCCCTTAGCACTCCTGACATTCCTTTGTGTTGGGAGTGCTTTACTAAAACTAAAACTAGGAGAATAAATAATGCCGATTGTTAACGGTAAAGCAATGTGGGCTTCGATACTTAAGCCTAATACTACTTACGAACCTGTCTATACAATTAATGTTGTAGTGGATAGTGATACAGCAGATAAGTTTCAACAAGCTGGATACACTATTAAAAATAGACCTGTCTCGTGGAGTGATGATGATATGCCTCAACTTGTCGTTAAGAGAAAGGTTAATGGACCTGGGTTTGAAAGAAGTGCTCCTGATCTATTAAGTAATGTACGTGATACTGAAACAGGTCAATGGATTCCGTTGGCTCATTTTAAAGTCATAAAGAATAAATTTAATGGTGATGTTGATAAGTATATTGAAGCTAGAAACGATGGCTATAATATTGAAGACGATGCAAGATCCTTGAATGTCAATGTAGGCAATGGATCTGAAGTTAGTGTTCAATATAAAGAGTGGGAAACTAATCGTTCAGGGCAGACATATAAAGGTCTTGATCTCTTAAAGGTACAGGTTACTAAACTCGTAGAATATGAGCCTGATGATGTTGATGAGTTCACAGGATAGGAGTTTACGATAATGTACTATGAACTAGATGGTAAAAAATACGATGTAACTAAACTATCTTCAGAAGCCCAGGCATTGTTTGGGCTTCTTGTTGCTAGTAAAGAAGAAGCTGTTAAGTTACAGAAATTATTAACCGTACATACCGAAGCTTATACTAGCTTTGCCACTAAACTTAATGAGTTACTTATTGATGAGGCTCTGGTAACAGAACAATCAGATACGTGACAAATTATAACTCTAATCCTTGAGGAGTTTAATTATGGGGTTTATTAAAACGCATGTTCCTTGTCCAGTTCCTACTTGTAAGAGTAGCGATGCTTGTGGCATTAATGATGATAATTCTAGCTTTTGTAATTCTTGTAGAATATGGACCAATGACTATGATAGTCCTACTATCTTTAGACGTGATGGTAAATTTGTAGAAGAATTAATGACGGGGACTTTTAGTTCTTCTGTCCAGCCTAAGAAACCTGAACCTAGAGTTAATCATTTAAAAGTAATGAAGTCTTATACTGATCTTGATATATCTAAAGCTTCTTTTAATAAATTAAATGATAGAGGTTTGTCTTTAGATACTGCCAGATACTATGGCGTTAAGAGTGTTCTTGATGAGGAAGGGAATCCTTTAGAGCATTGGTATCCTTACTACCACGACAACGAAGTTGTTTCTTATAAGGTTCGTAAGGTTAAGGATAAAGACTTTAGATGGGTACATTTAAAAGAATGTCCTGATAAAAAACTATTTGGACAACAGCTACTCCAGGGTAATGGCAGGATACTTACCATTACTGAAGGTGAGTGTGATGCTATGGCTGTATATCAAATGCAGGGTAGCAAATATGCTGCTGTATCTATCAACAATGGAATGAATGCTTTAAAAGATATTAAGAGTAATCTTGAGTTTATTGAATCTTTTAAAGAAGTATTTATCTGTTTCGATAATGAGCCAAAAGCAAAAGAAGCTGCAAGATCTGTTGCTGATTTAATACCTGGCAAAGCTAAGATTGTTATCTTACCTGAAGGGTATAAAGATCCTAATGAAATGCTTCAAGCAGGAGAGATGCATTTATTTAATAAATCATTTTGGTCTGCTCAACTCTACACACCGTCCGGTGTAATTAATCTTTCAAACAATATTCGTAAACTTAATCAAAGGGAACAGAAAGAATCTATTCCTTATCCTTGGGAAGGTTTAAACAAAAAACTCTATGGCTTACGCCAAGGAGAATTAGTTACCTTTACTGGTGGTACTGGCTTAGGGAAGTCTTCTGTTGTCAGAGAACTACAGCATTGGTTATTTAATAAAACCACTCACAACATAGGTATAGTAGCTTTGGAGGAAAGTTGGGAGCGTACTGCAGATGGTATCTTATCTATAGAAGCTAATGAGCGTTTATACATAGACGATATCAGAGAGGAGTATGGTAAAGAGAAGTATGCAGAACTATCTAATCGAGTCTTAGGAGGAGATAACCAGGATAGGTTATGGATACATGCTCACTTTGGTGCATCTAACTTTGATGAAATATTATCTAAGATAAACTTTATGATAGTCGGTTGTGGTTGTAGATGGATTATTGTAGATCATCTCCAAATGATTGTTGCAGCTTCTGAGGAGAAGAATGAAAGATCTTTAATAGATCGCATCATGACAGAGCTTAGAAAGATTGTTGAGAAAACAGGAGCAGGATTACTTCTTGTATCCCATTTAAGAAGGCTCGAAGGTAATCAGGGTCATGAGAATGGAGCACAAGTTAACCTATCTCATTTAAGAGGTTCAGGAGGTATTGCTCAAATCTCTGATTGTGTAATTGCATTAGAGCGTAATCAACAGTCAGATAATTTTGATGAGGCTCAGAAAACCAGGCTTAGAGTATTAAAATCCAGATATACTGGAGAAGTAGGTATTGCTACTTACCTTCAGTATGATGTTAAATCAGGAAGGTTGTCTGAGATACATGAACAAAATACTACGGAAGAATTTGAAGAGGACTTTGATCTTCCATTTTAAGGACGGAGGTTATGACATCGTATGTTTTCGATATAGAAACTGACGATATCAAAGCCACAAGAATATGGTGTTTATCTTTATTAGATACTGAAACAAAAGAACAATTTACTTACGGTCCTTCAGAGTTATTTGAAGGACTGGAAATGTTAAAAAAAGCAGATAAGTTAATTGGTCATAATATTCTTGGGTTTGATATTCCAGTAATTAAAAATATTACAGGAGTAGATCTTTATGACAAAGAGTTAGTTGATACTCTAATTCTATCTCGTTTATTCAATCCTATTAGGGAGGAAGGGCATAGCCTGGAAGCTTGGGGATTTAAACTTAACTATCCCAAAATAGACTTTGAAGAATATTCTACATTCTCTGTAGATATGATTGAGTATTGTGAAAGAGATGTATCCCTCAACTATAAGTTATACGAGCATTTAAAGTCTGAAGCTACAGGCTTCTCTAAGAAATCTGTAGAGCTAGAACATGATGTTGCTGTCCTGATTAATAATCAGAGAACTCATGGATTCTTATTTGATTTTAAATATGGAATGCTTCTTCTCTCAGATTTAACTACTGAACTTGAGAATAATAAAACCAGTATTCAAAAAGACTTTCTAGCTAAGAAAGAAGTTATTGAGATCTTTCCTAAATATAATTCTAAAAATGAATTATTAAAAACTGGTATTACTGCATCTGGTAAAGGCGTTAGATTATCTGCTATTGAATATAAGACTATGGCAGAAGAGTCTAAAGTTACTCGTATTAATATTGAAGAGTTTAATCCTGGCTCTAGAAAACAAATAGGTATCTACCTGGAAGAATTAGGATGGGTACCAGAAGAGCATACTCCTACAGGACAACCTAAGATTGATGAGAAAATTCTTTCTCAGATCGAAGGCATTCCCCAAGCAGAACTTCTTAGCAATTATCTAATGCTACAAAAAAGAATAGCTCAGTTAAAAAGTTGGTTAGATGAGTTAGATCCAGAAGATACCAGGATAAGAGGTTATGTTAATCCGTTAGGTACTGTTACTACTAGAATGACTCATCGTTCTCCTAATACTGCTCAGGTTCCTAGTGTCTCTTCACCCTATGGTAAAGAGTGTAGAACGTGCTGGACTGTTCCTAAAAATTATAAATTAGTTGGTATTGATGCAAGTGGCCTGGAGTTAAGGATGCTTGCTCATTACATGAATGATAAGGATTATATTAATGAAATCATTAACGGAGATATACATACCGCAAATCAAAAGCTTGCAGGACTTGAATCTAGAGATCAGGCAAAAACATTTATCTATGCACTTATCTACGGGGCAGGAAATGCAAGACTTGGATCTGTGGCTAAAGGAAGCGAAAGAACTGGCAAAAAACTTAGAGATTCATTTATCTCTAATCTTCCATCATTTGAAGATCTTAGAAGCAGGATTGACAGAGAAGCTTCAAGAACAGGAAAAGTTAAAGCTTTAGATGGTAGAAGTTTAATAGTCAGAAACTTACATAGTGCTTTAAATACTTTATTACAAGGAGCAGGAGCCATTGTGATGAAAGAAGCCTTAGTTATTTTCAGTAAACATATATCTGATATGAAAGCTAACATCGTAGCTAACGTACATGATGAGTGGCAAGTAGAAGCTCACCAGGATATTGCAGATCTTGTAGGAGAGTTAGGAGTAAAAGCAATTAGGGAATCAGGGGATACTTTAAAACTTAATTGTCCCTTAGATGGGGAGTATAAAGTTGGTAATAACTGGAGTGAAACACACTAATGGAAAATATAATTTCAAGTATTAATAAAACTCTAGACGATATATCTGTTGGAAAGAAAGACATATCAGAAGAACTAATAGAACAGTTTGGAGAAGATATTAAACAGTCGCTTAGAGAATGGGCTACTCCAAAAGAAACTAAAGACTTTCGTTTACGGGTATCTAATGTAGGACAACCGTTAAGAAAGTTATGGTTCCAGAAAAGAAAAGAAAATAATAATGAACCTATATCTGCAGCATTAAATCTTAAATTCTTATACGGACATTTATTAGAAACCTTAGTTATCTTCCTGGTAAGACTTGCTGGTAACAAAGTTACTGATCAACAGAAAGAAGTAAGTATTAATGGGATTAAAGGACATCTGGATTGCAAGATAAACGGTAAGGTTGTAGATATTAAATCTGCATCCAGGTTTGCTTTTAATAAGTTTAATAAAGGTCTCCTACCTGAAGATGATCCATTCGGATACATCACTCAACTAACAGCTTATGAACACGCTGAGAAAGCAGAAGGAAGTTACTTTCTTGTTATTAATAAAGAAGATGGTGAGTTGTGTACTTACGCTCCAGATGAACTAGATAAACCAGAGATACCTTCTTTAGTAACTCATGTATTAAATTCTTTAGATAGCACTACTACTCCTGATAAATGTTTTGCTACTGTATCTGAAGGTAAGAAAGGAAACAAAAGACTAAATAAAAACTGTGTTTATTGTGAGTTTAAAGGAGAGTGCTATAAAGAATCTAATAACGGTAAAGGGCTTAGAGTATTTAATTACTCCAAAGGTCCAGTATTCCTGGAAACTGTAGTATCAGAACCTAAAGTAGAAGAAATATATGAATGGTAAAAAAGCTAGGGATATAAACAAACTGGCAGACAGTCTTCTAAAAGATTGGATTATTAGGAATACAAATAATAAAGAAGATTTTAACGAAGCTGACTTAGATAAGTATCTCCCTAAAGATACTCATTTTACAGATGAAACAGGATGTAAAACTAATTTCTATACTAAAAAATGGACGATAAGAAAATTAAAAAAGATACTGAAAAGACAAGGGAGCATTCCAAAAACTCTAACAATAGAGGAAATCATTCATATATAAAATCTGGTGGAAGGAAAAGAAGAAAGATTAGACCTTCTGATAAACCAGGAGTAGAAGGATATGATTCTAATTGGGAATATCTTTTACATACTAAGATATTAAAAAGTTGGGAGATCCATACTGAAACTATTGAGTATACAGTGGACCATAAATATCATCCTGATTTTATTAAAGTCCTTGGTGGAGTGAAAATTCTTTTAGAAGCTAAAGGAAGATTCTGGGATCATGCAGAGTACAGTAAATATATTTGGATTAATAAGTATCTTCCTGAGAATACAGAATTAGTTTTTCTTTTCGCAGAACCTACTGCTCCTATGCCTCAAGCAAAAAGACGTAAGGATGGAACGAAAAGATCTCATAGTGAATGGGCTACAGCCAATGGGTTTAGATGGTTTAGCACACATAGTATTCCAAAGGAGTGGATTGATACTAATGAACTAATGGATGAAGATCCTGAGTATGTATTGGAGGTGGAATGA